ACATATATGCAGCCATAGACTTTGCATTCAGCCTCTCCAAAGAAGCTGATTACACAGCCATTGTGGTAATAGGCATAGACTGTAATAAGAACATATATGTCTTAGACATAGACAGGTTTAAGTCTGACAAGGCTCATGTATACTTTAAGCACATAGCAGCCTTACACTCCCGTTGGGGGTTTAATAAGCTTAGAGCTGAAGTGACAGTGGCTCAGACAGTCATTGTGAACAGCATCAAGGACTACTTGAAGAAGGAGGGCATGTCCCTTCCTGTTGATGAGTTTAGGCCTGGGAAGACTGAGGGAAGCAAGGAGGAGCGTATTAAGGCTTCTCTAGAGCATAGGTATGATAACCTAGAGGTTTGGCATTGTGAAGGTGGTTGGACTCAGCAGCTTGAAGAAGAGCTTGTCCTAGCACGTCCTCCTCACGATGACTTGAAAGACTCCCTAGCTTCTGCTGTAGATATAGCTGTGGCTCCAAAGCAGTCCAATAGGAATAAGATGGAAGACTTCTTTACAGGAGGTATACAAACCTCAAACCGTTTCGGGGGTGTGGCATTCCACTAACCTACATACAAGCCAGAGCCTACTTAAAGCAAGTGGGGGTCTGGCATAGAAACTTTACATACTATGAAGGCTGGGTGGTGCTAGATATGGCCCAAAGAGAATATAAGACGAGGAAAGACCAGTGAGTGACAAGGTAGCAGAAATTCAGCAGTCCACAGGGCAAGATGCAGAAGCTGCATGGGTTAGCCAACTGTGGGACAAGTTTAACCAACAGAGGAGAGACAAGATTGAGGAGTGGAAGGAGCAGGACTCTTATGTCTTTGCTACAGACACCTCCACTACAACCAACTCTACACTCCCTTGGAAGAACTCAACAACCATCCCTAAGCTGTGTCAGATAAGAGACAACCTGTTCTCTAACTATGTCTCAGCACTCTTCCCTAATGACAACTGGGTGAAGTGGGAAGCATATAGCAGAGAGGATAGTCTTAAGGCTAAGTCAGAAGCCATTGAAGGCTACATGTCTAACAAGGTGAGAGAGACTAAGTTTAGGACAGAGATAGAGAAGTGTTTGTATGATTATATCGACAAGGGTAATGCCTTCGTCACCTCACACTTTGAAGCACGCTACAAGGAAGCCTCTGACGGGACAATCATCCCAGACTATGTAGGCCCTAGGGCTGGACGTATAAGTCCCTTAGACATTGTATTCAACCCCTTAGCAACTACTTTCGATGATAGCTTTAAGGTGGTTAGAAGTATCAAGACCATAGGGGAGCTTAAGAAGCTAGCTGCACAAGACCCTGATCAACGCTTCTGGGAAGATGCTATTGAGCGTAGAGAGGCCATACAGAGCGTAGCTGGTGGCTACAGCATAGAGGACTTTGATAAGGCTGTACAATACCAAGCTGATGGCTTTGGTAATATGTATGAATATTACATGTCTGACTATGTGGAGATACTGGAGTTCTTTGGGGACTACCACGACTCTGCTACAGGCACACTACAGACAGACCGTATCATCACTGTCGTAGACAGATCTTATACAGTGAGGAATGAGGCTACACCAACATGGTTCACAGGAGCTAACATACGTCACGTAGGCTGGAGATTCAGACCAGACAACCTATGGGCTATGGGGCCACTAGACAACCTTGTAGGGCTTCAATATCGCTTAGACCACCTAGAGAACCTCAAGGCTGATGCTATGGACTTAACAGTTCACCCACCATTGAAGGTGATTGGTGAAGTGGAAGAGTTTGTATGGGGGCCAGGTGTAGAGATAGCTATTGATGAGAATGGTGACGTACAGGAGTTAGGTAAGAACCTCAATGGTATTATGGCAGCAGCTAGTGAGATGGCAGCCATAGAAGACCGTATGGAGCTATATGCAGGTGCTCCAAGAGAAGCAGCTGGCATACGTACTCCTGGAGAGAAAACCCTTGGAGAAGTAATGCAGCTAGCTACAGCAGCTGGTCGTATCTTCCAGACTAAGGTGACTAACTTCGAAGTTAACCTTCTTGAGCCTTTGCTTAATGATATGCTTGAGTCTGCTAGACGTAACCTAGACATCACTGACATCATTCGTATCACTGATAGTGAACTAGGCATTCAGGACTTCCTGAGCGTCACTAGAGAGGACATTACAGCTAATGGTGTAGTTAGGCCTATTGGCGCTAGACACTTCGCTAAGCAGTCTCAGGACTTGCAGAACGTCATGACTGTATTCAACTCTCCTCTTGGTCAGATGATTATGCCTCACACTTCTGCTAAGGCTCTTACAGACTTCGTAGAGGATATTACAGGACTCTCTGGCTATAACATCTTCACCCCTAACGTTGCTGTATTTGAGCAGCAGGAAACTGCATCTCTAGTTAGCAGGGCAGGAGAAGAAGCATTAGTAAGGGACACTGCTCCTACAATGGGTGAGTGATGAAGACAACTTGGACTAAAGGTGTAGATAGTCAATTGGAGGCAGACATTAAGTCTGCTTTCAAGTCTGCTACAGTGGTGAGGGCTAGACTTACTGAGATATGCTCAGAGAAGATAGAGTCTGCTCTCACTACAAACAAGACACAGTATGACAATCCCAACTGGTGCTACCAACAAGCTGACATCATTGGCTATAGGAGAGCACTAGAAGAAATAGTAAGTCTTCTAGAAAAATAATTACCGGAAAAACTCAATATTTCTAGTATATAGTAGTATACTAAGAATATACAGCATATACATTATTATTTATATTAATAACATAACATAAAGGTTCTATATGGCAGACCAGCCTCAAACAGCATTTGGTAATAATCAACAGCAGGAAACCCCTGCACAACAACCTTCTCAAGAATCAGCTTTTACTAACCAGTTAAGTATGATTAAGAATGAGAATGGAGAGCAGAAATATAACGATGTCCCTAAAGCACTTGATGCATTAGCTCACTCTCAGCAGTTCATTCCTCAATTGAAGGATGAAGTTGCCTCTAAGGAGGCTGAAATAGCAGCGTTGAGAGAAGAGTTAAGTAAGAGAGCAGCAGTGGAAGACGTTGTAGATAAGCTCACTGCACAGCAGGCCCAACCTGAGTCTACCCCTCAAGTTAGTGGACTGAACGAGCAGGACGTACTAAACCTCGTTCAAAACTTCTCAGCACAGCAGTCAGCGCAGACGCAGGCTATGGGCAATGAGAAGCAAGTTAGTGATGCACTATTCAGCCAGTTTGGAGACAAAACACAAGAGGTGGTCTCTGCTAAAGCTACTGAACTAGGCATGACTGTCGATGCTCTTAAGAGCTTGTCACAGGCAAGTCCTCAAGCAGCACTTCAACTCTTCAATCAAGCTGGTGGTTCACCTGCTCCTAAGATGACTTCAGGTAGCGTGAACATTCCAACTGGCTTTCAGAAAGAAGAGGGCTTAGCCCCTCCAGAGAAATCTCTCTTACGAGGAGCCTCCACAAAAGATCAGATAGACTACTTGCACAAGATTCGTGACAAGGTTTATCAAAAACACAACGTAGAAATTTGAGGAATTAGAAATGCAGTTAACAACTAATACTACAGCGTTCATCGAACAGGAGATCTATTCAGACTTCATCCTGATGAACCTACATGATGGTTTGCTAGGTGAGCAATACTACCGTAACGTAGCAGACTTTGGTTCTGGTGATACAATTAACATCCCTACCATTGGTTCTGTAACAATTCAAGAAGGTACTGAGAACGAAGCCTTCACATACAACCCAATCGACACTGGTCGTATAACTCTTACTATCACTGATTATGTTGGTGATGCATGGTTCGTTACTGATGACATGCGTGAAGATGGTTATAACGTAGATGCTCTTATGGCAGCTCGTTCAGCTGAATCTACTCGTGCTCTACAAGAGAACTTCGAGACTCGCTTCTTAGCTACAGCTAACGCAGCACAGACTAATGCTAACGCTAACACCATTAATGGCTTTGCTCACCGTATCGGTTCAGCTGAGACTAACGACATCTTCTCTACAGCACACTTAGTATCTATGCGTTTAGCTTTCGACAAGGCTAACGTACCAATGCAAGGTCGTGTATTCATTGCTGACCCAGTAGTTGAAGCAACTCTTAACAACCTAATTACAATTACCAATGATGTAACACCTTTCGCAGAGTCTATCTTGCGTGGTGGCATGGCTTCTGGTATGCGTTTCGTAGGGAATCTATACGGCTTCGACATCATCTTGTCTAACCGTCTACCTACTGGTAACTTCAGTGATGGTACTAACGCTGTTACAGGTGCTGTAGCTAACATCTGTATGTGTGTACTAGATGATCAGACTAAGCCTATTATGGGTGCATGGAGACGTCAGCCACGAGTTGAAGGTGAGCGTAATAAAGACCTACGCCGAGATGAGTTTGTTGTAAGCTCTCGTTTTGGTTTAGGTGCTCAGCGTGTTGACACGTTAGGCGTAATCATTACATCAGCTACAGCGATTGCATAAGGAGAAGAACAATGGGTTTTGAATCAAATACAGGCCTAGGCGTAAACAACCACTACGGTGAACGTCAAGTGGGTGGCTTTAAGGGCGGTGAAGCTCCTTCAGCTGGTGCAGAGAAAGAGATTAGTGTCAACTTTGATGGCAGTTCTACTGGTGTTAAAGTTGAAGTTCCAGCTGGCGCTATTGTGACAGAGATTGTAGATTTCTTCACAGGCTCCATCTCAGCAGCTACAGTGGGCTCATTAAACATCGCAGCTTGTGACGGTGCGAAAGCTAACTACGAGACAGTTGTTACAGCAGGTGATTTAACTATCACTGGCCCAACAGCTGGTACAGCAGTGGTTAAATACTTATACGTAGTGTAAGCTATGTGAGTCTTTAGGGGAGAAGGAGAGTAATCTTCTCTCCCTTTTTTATTGTCCGGAGGAAATGAATGGCCAATATACAACATAGAGAGATACCAGAGGCACAACTACATGAACCTAAAGGTGCTTCCACTTCAGTAGTAGGACAAGTCCTAACATCGGCAGGGGGTTCCTCTGGCTGGGCAGCTCCAGTAGATCAAGTAGCTTCTATGGCTGTCGAGAGACTTCTTGATGCATCGAGCACAGCATCTACACAACTCCCATCTGCCCTAGACAGTCCACTACAACTTGAGTTTGGAGCAGCCCAGTCTAACGACTATGTATCTGTCTCTGCTAGTGGAGCCTTGACAATAAACACTGCTGGCCTCTATCGGTTAAAGGTTAACGCAGAGATAGGCAGGACTGGTGGGTCAGGCACCTCACACATCTTTCTCAGAGCCCTCGTAAATGGGACTCAAGCTGGGCGGTCGGTCTTCTACCTTTTGTCAAACGCAAATGATAACAAGAGCTTCACAGATGAGGCTTGGCTAAACCTTCCAGCTGGCACAGTGATCACTTATGAGATTATGCGAGATAGTGCTGGTCATGATTCAGGGGGCTTATACGCAGCCTCTGCTACTACCCTTGCTTGGAACGATGCACCTACAGCAGCACTCCGAGTAGAGAGGTTTGTGTAATGTTTTTCTAGGGGGAATGGGATGAAGCGTACGCTTTTAGACATGGTGGGGGAGATTTTGAGTGACCTCGATTCTGATGAAGTGGAGTCTATTGATGACACTGTTGAATCAGAGCAAGTGGTACTAATACTCAAATCAACCTACTATGCAATGATGAGTAATAGGGACTGGCCTCACTTAAGACGAGCCATCCAGATAAGTAGTTTAGGAGACACAACTAAGCCCACACATATGAAGATACAAGATGGTGTGAAGGAGTTGTGCTTCCTCAAGTATAATAAAGAGAAGATGGGAGCTTCTAAGAAGGACTATGGCAGTGTTGAGTATTTACAACCAGACCACTTCTTACATAAGACTAACCAAGAAGATAGTAGTAGTGTAGATGTACAGACAGTTGTAGACACTGGTGGTATAGAAGTGTTAGTCCGCAGTGACAGAGCACCAACCTACTACACCAGCTTTGATGATGAGTATGTATTGTTTGACAGCTTTGACAAAGGAGTGGACGCTACACTACAAGAGTCTAAGATACAGGCCATGGCTTATGTCATGCCAGAGTGGTCATCAGCAGACGACTTCATACCAGACCTTCCAGAGAATGCCTTTACAGCATTAGTGGAAGAGGCTAAGTCTAAGGCTGCTCTACGTATTGGCCAGAAGGCTGATGAGAAGGCAGAACAAGAAGCTGGTAGACAGAACAGATGGCTAGCAAGAAAAGCTAGACGAATTAATGGTGGTATTCAATACCCAGACTGGGGAAGGAAAGGAAGAAGATAATGGCAGAGTATTTAGGTTATGATATTGTTAATGCAGATGGTAACAACTGTAGACTAAAACGTATTAAGTCTATTGGTAAGGGATCCATCCCAATGGTATTGACAGGTCTGTACACTACAGAGTCAGATGCTATGAAAGCCATTGACAACCAGAAGTCAAGTGAGAAGGTGATTAGGAATGCCAAGAAGCAATCAAACGGGTGAGTTTAACACGTTTGTAGGGGGTCTTATAACAGAGGCCAGCCCTCTTACGTTTCCAGAGAATGCCTCCATTGATGAGGCTAACTTCATTCTTAACAGAGATGGTAGTAGAGAGAGACGCCCTGGCTTTGACTTTGAGGCAGGGCTAGTCCCTTTCCCCATTTCGTATGTAAAGTCTCCTATAGGGGATGTGGTTGTAAGCGTCTTTGAGTGGAACAACGTAGGAGGGGTAGCAGGAAAAACCTTCATTGCTTGTCAAGTGCATGATAAGGTATATTTGATAGACAGAACAGATGAGGCTCTAAAGGCAAGTTCTGGTGTAAAGGACAGCCTGCCACTAGACACCACTAGCGTAGTGCCTCGAAAGGCCTCCTTCTCCTCTATTGATGGCAAGCTTATTGTAGCTTATGGTAATAGTACGATTAAGGTGGTAAGTTATGACAGTGACTTAGACACTTTCTCTACAGAAGACAAGGTGTTAAAGATAAGAGACTTGTTTGGTGTGGCAGACCCTTTCACCTTTGATGAAGGTGGCCCTAGTGAGGAAGTGAGAGACCTTCTCTCTCCTGAGTA